CTCAACCAACCCCAACGGCTAAAACAGCAGCAGCAACTTTGACGGCTGCCGAATTAGCAACAGGTATTATTACTTATACTGGCGCAGCAGTCGCTTTAACTGTACCTCTTGGTACAGAATTAGATACCGCATTTCCAAGTATGAAAGTAAATAGCTGTTTTGAGTTTGTTATTATCAATACAGGCGCAACTAACGCTGCTACTGTAACTGCTAATACAGGTTGTACTTTGGTTGGTGTTGCAGCAGTTAATGCGGTTACGTCTTGTATTTGGCGTGTTCGTAAAACGGCTGATGCGACTTATGTATTCTATCGCGTAGCTGGTTAATATTAACCCCCCGCTTCGGCGGGGATTTTATAGGGGAATAGATTATGGGTAATACCAAATCAATAGGCGTAGCTTTTGAAGATCAAGATCTAAAAAGTTCAAGTAATATTTACGCTTTGGCTGGTACAGGTCAAATTGGTTACAATACTGGCTCAAGTAGTACAGCACCGTCAACCGTTACACAAGCCACAAGTAAATCAACAGGCGTGACAATTAACGCATCTGTTGGTCAAATTGTGACTAATAACGCTGCATTAGCGGCTGCTGCCGAAGTAGCTTTTGTTGTTACTAATAGTGCTATAAGTGCTTATGATGTACCAGTTGTTGCAATAGCAAGCGGCGCTGCTACCGCAGGAACGTATTTACTTTCTATTGCTACGGTTGCTGCGGGTTCATTTACTATTGTAATTACAAACGCAAGTACAGGTAGTTTAAGTGAAGCATTAACTATAAATTTTGCGACTATTCACGTTGCACAGGCTTAATTTATTTTTAATTAAAATCAGGGGGCAGTACGCCCCCTACTGAATACGAACATGACTATATATTTAAAACATCTTGACCACGGTAGTAAAGTTGCTACGATGGAACAAGAAGCAGAATATGATGAACAAAATGGCTGGGTGCGTTATACTGACAATACGCCATCTGAAGAAGAAGTGATTGCGGCTCCTGTCAATACGTTGGAAGTAAAAAGACGTCGTAAAACTATCGAGTAAAGGGTGAGTTATGGCAATTTATACCGCCAACGATCAAATTAATGGGGCGCTACGTCTATTAGGGGTATTGGCTGAAGGTGAAACGCCATCTGCCGCCACATCGCAAGATGCTTTAACAGCTTTAAATCAAATGATTGATTCGTGGAATACTGAGCGTCTATCAATATTTTCTACGCAAGACCAAGTATTTAATTGGCCACCTAATATATTAAGTAGAACGCTAGGGCCTTCAGGTGATTTTGTAGGTAATCGCCCTGTTTTAATAGACGATGCCACGTATTTTCGTGATCCTGCCAACAATATCTCATTTGGTATTAAGATTATTAATCAACAGCAATATGATGGTATTGCTGTTAAAACAGTTACTAGCACATACCCGCAAGTGATATGGATTAATATGTCATACCCTGATATTGAAATGTATGTCTATCCTAAACCTACTAAAGTCTTGGAATGGCATTTTATTTCGGTTGATGAATTAACACAGCCAGCTACGCTTGCGACTGATATATTGTTTCCGCCAGGCTATTTAAGAGCCTTTAAATATAACTTGGCTTGTGAGTTTGCTGCCGAGTTTGGCGTTGAACCAAGCCCCCAAGTATCACGAATTGCGATGACGTCTAAGCGCAACCTAAAACGTATTAACAACCCAGATGACATTATGTCATTACCGTACAGTATTGTTGGCACACGCCAGCGTTACAATATATTTGCAGGAAATTATTAAGGATAAATCATGGCTACGATTGCTATTTCAGCTTTACCCGTCGCAACTTCCCAAGCTGGCGCTGACGTATTGCCAATTGTGCAAGCCTCTACTAGCACGACTAAACAACTGTCTGTTACCGCTTTGTTTACAAGCCCTACATTTGTAACGCCTGCGCTTGGAACCGTAGCGTCAGGCAATATTTCTGCTTGTACTAGCACTAGTATGGTAATGGTTACGCCAGTATTAGGCACGCCAACATCAGGCAACATATCTAATTGCACAGGTACGCCAACATTAACTAGCTTAACTGCTACGGGTACGATTGTTTCAACTGGCACAGCTGGCGTAGGTTATGCAACTGGATCTGGCGGTGTGGTTACGCAAGGAACTAGTAGAACTACTGGCGTAACACTTAACAAAACAACTGGCGCAATTACATTATTTAGTGCAGCAGGAACTACGGTAGCAACAACTTTTACTGTAACAAACAGTACAGTAGCTGCAACAGATTTAATTATCCTTAATCAAAAATCAGGTACTGATTTATATAACTTGATGGTAACTGCTGTTGCTGCAGGTAGTTTTAATATTAGTTTTAGAACTACAGGTGGTACAACTACAGAAACGCCCGTGTTTAGTTTTGCAGTAATCAAAGGCGTAATTGCGTAAACAATGAAAACGCCGATTTTAGGTCAATCGTATGTAACACGGAGTGTTAATGCGGCAGATGCCCGTATGGTTAATCTTTTTCCCGAAGTTGTAACTGAGGGAGAAGAAACAGGATTTTTACAACGCGCGCCTGGATTAAAATTTTTACAAACTGTTGGTACTGGCCCTATTCGCGCATTGTGGGCGCATCAAACAAACGGCTCTGATTTTTATGTAGTATCTGGGCAAGAATTTTATAAACTAACAGGCACTACAGCTACGCCAACGCTTTTAGGTATTGTATCAGGTACAGGTTCAGTATCTATTGCTGATAATGGCACACAGATATTTTTAGCGTGTAATCCTGATGGTTTTATTTATAACGAAGTAACTAACGTATTTGCTAAAATTATAGATCCTGATTTTGCAGGCGCTGTAACCGTATCGTATTTAGATGGTTATTTTGTGTTTAACCAACCAAATAGCCAAAAAATATGGGTTTCTCAATTATTAGACGGTACATCTGTTGATCCGTTAGATTTTGCTAGCGCTGAAGGCTCACCAGACGGCGTTGTTGCTCTTATATCGGATCACCGTGAGTTATGGGTGTTTGGTACTGACTCTGTAGAAGTTTGGTATGACTCAGGCGCAACCGATTTTCCTTTGACTCGTATTCAAGGTGCTTTTAATGAGATTGGTTGCGTTGCAGCATTTTCGGTTGCTAAGTTAGACAATGGTTTATTTTGGTTAGGTACAGATGCGCGAGGACAAGGTATTGTCTATCGTGCTAACGGTTACACAGGTGTTCGGGTTTCTACTCATGCAATTGAATGGCAAATACAACAATACGGCAATATATCCGATGCGGTAGCTTATACATACCAACAAGACGGCCACGCGTTTTATGTGATTAGTTTTCCAACAGGCAACGCCACATGGGTATACGACGTATCTACACAAGCATGGCATGAACGAGCAGGTTTTATTGACGGTAATTTTACAAGACACCGTAGTAATAACCAATGTAACTTTGGTGGTACGATTATTGTTGGCGATTACGCAAACGGCAATATCTATCAACTTGACTTAGAAACTTATGCTGATAATGGGCAACCTCAAAAATGGTTACGGTCATGGCGCGCGTTAATGCCAGGGCAAAATAATTTTAAACGCACGGCGCAACACACTTTACAGCTTAATGCCGAAACAGGCGTTGGGCTAGAACAATACCCAGCGTATGAGTCTGAAGATATAGCAACCGAAGATGGCAAAGAAATTATTGCTGAATACATACAAACTATTTTAGCTACACAAGCTGGGCTAGAATTAACTACCGAAGCTAACGATAATTTTGAGACTTTAGGAACTAATACAAGCCCTGACTATAACGGTTATATTTTAGAAACTAATGCTTACCCTGCTGCACCTGGCTATAATCCACAAGCTATGTTGCGTTGGTCAGACGATGCGGGTCATACATGGTCAAATGAGCATTGGTCGTCAATGGGCAAAATTGGGCAATATGGCTTTCGTACTTTTTGGCGTCGGCTTGGTATGACACAAAAGTTACGAGATCGTGTCTATGAAGTGTCAGGCACCGATCCAGTAAAGATAGCCATTACCAACGCTGAACTATTGCTGTCACCAACTAATGCCTGATCCAGTTAATATTACGCAGATTCCTGCGCCTAGAGTTGAGTTAATAGATCCACGTACAGGTTTAATGTCACGGGAATGGTTTAGGTTCTTTAACAACATTTACACAATTGTAGGCGCTAACCTAGGTATTGTTCAAATACCAAATGGCGGTACAGGACTAAGTAGTTACCCTACTAATGGTCAACTATTAATTGGTAATACTGCAGGCCAAAAATATAACTTAAATACTTTGACTGCGGGTTCAGGGATTGGTGTTACTAACGGCGCAGGAACTATTGGCATTGCTAACACAGGCGTGTTATCTGTTACGGCTGGCACAGGTATTTCTGTAACCGCTACAACAGGCGCTATAACTGTTGCTAACACAGGCGTGTTGTCATTTAATGGGGGTTCTACAGGCTTAACACCTAATACGGCTACTACAGGCGCTGTAACGCTTGCTGGCACCCTAGACGTTGACAATGGCGGTACAGGGCAAACGACTTACACCAATGGTCAACTATTGATTGGCAATACAACAGGGAATACTCTGACTAAAGCTACGTTGACGGCTGGCACAGGGATAACCATTACTAATGGTACAGGTTCGATTAGCATAGCTACTAATGGCACCGTAACAACAACTGCGCCAGTTACCAAAACGGCTGATTTTAGTGTAGCATCTACAGATACATGGTTAATAAACAATAAGACAGGCTCTACTTGCACGGTTACGTTACCGTCGCCATCGGCTAACACAGGGCGGGTTTTATATTTTATTAACTATCAGAATCAATCATTAGTGTCAGCGTCTAGTAATGTTGTATCAAGGGCGGGTGGAGCTGCGGGTACAGCCATACTAGATAACGTAGCAGGTAATTGGGCAACTATTGTGTCAGACGGCACAAGTTGGGTAACAACGCAAGCAGCAACATACAACAACTTATTGCTAGAATAATATGCAAATTGAGATGAACGTCACTTATGGACAAAAGTTTTTACCTAATACGCCTTTTGACTTACGGAATAGGGTAGAAGCCTTGCAAGCTGAGTTATGTAAATTGCCTCAATATGAACCTGAAACAAAACATACTTTCCATGCAGGAATGTATTGCCGTGAAGTATGGCGTCAAGCAGGCGTGTTAGTTGTAGGAAAAGTCCATAAAAAAGAACATTTTTATTTAATTGTATCAGGTACAGTAGCCATAACAACGGATGATGGGGTACAATTAATCACAGGCCCTCAATTGCTATGTAGTACGCCTGGCACAAAACGCGCTGTTTATGCCGAAACGGATGCTTTATGTATGACCTTTCATGTTGTAGATGCTAAAACTGTTGAAGATGCCGAAATTGAATTAGTTGAATCCGATCCGAATGATATGTACGCCGTCGGAAATGTAGTTAAAGACAAACAAGTAGGGGTGACATTATGACTTTTTGGGTAGCGGGATCAATAGCGGGTAGCGCCTTAATTGGTAACTTAGCGTCTAGCCGCGCATCTAACGCGCAACAACAATCGGCAGGCGAAGCTACGCAAGCGCAACGCGATATTGCCGATCAACAAACTGCGCTTCAACGTGAACAATACTTAAAACAACTTGAGCTAAACGCGCCTTTTAGAGAGGCTGGCCTTACAGGCACAAATATGTTGCTATCGCAGCTACAAGGCCCATACGGTTCAGCTAAGTTTGGCGGTGTGCCAGGCTACGATCCAGCCTCTGCTATGCGGAACTTTGGTGGCGTTGCGGGTTACGATCCAGCGTCTGCTATGAGAAACTTTGGTGCCGCAGATTTCCAAGCCGACCCAGGCTATGCGTTTCGTTTATCCGAAGGCATGAAAGCCTTAGACCGTACAGCCGCGTCGAGAGGTGGGCTACTATCAGGCGCTACTCTTAAAGGAGCGCAGCGCTACGGATCTGATTTAGCATCGCAAGAGTATGGTAACGCATACAATCGTTTTCAAGCTAATCGTGCTACGCAATCGCAAGAATATCAAAATGCGTTTAACCGCTATCAAGCTGAACGTGCAGCACAAGAACAAGGTTACGGTAACGCTTTTAACCGTTTCCAAGCTGAAAGAACTAACACATTAGCGCCGTTGCAGAGTCTAGCAGGTGTTGGACAATCAGCTACGCAACAAGCCCAACAAGCATCACAAAATTACGCTACAGGGGCTACAGGAGCCTTAGCTAACTATGGTAATGCTCAAGCTAGTAACCTTATTGGTCAAGGCAATGCAAGGGCGTCTGGTTATGTTGGTGGGGCTAACGCGTTAAGTGGTGGAGTAGGTCAAGCGTTAAATTTTTACCAAAATCAAAATTTAGTAAATCAATTAGCAGCTAATCGCGGTGGAAATTATTTAACTGGCCCTACAACAATGGATTATTCTACACCGCTTACTTATGGTGGAACTGGGATAGGATAAGGAATAAATATGGCAACTATTGATCCAAGTATTGCAATGGGGTATAGACCCGTACAGATTGAAAATCCATTAAATCAATTAGCGGCGTATTCGCAAATTCAAAGCGCGCAACAAGGCCAACAACTTAATGCGCTAAAAATGCAAGAATATCAACGTGGGTTAGAAGAAGAAAATAAACTACGTACTTTACTTAGCGGCGGTAGTGATATTAATTCGCCTGACGTAATACGTCAAATGTATGGAATTTCACCAACTAAAGGATTAGAGTTTCAACAAAAACAAGCCCTTATAAAAAAAGCGGGGTTAGAAACTACTAAACTTGAATCAGAAATTGTAGATAATAAGTTAAAACAATCGCGTCAATTTTTAGACACAATCGACCCTGCTGATCCTAGCGCGCCAGCTAGATATTTAGCTTGGCATGAGGCTAATCATAAAGACCCTGTTTTAGGGCCAATGTTAACCGCTAGGGGGGTTACTGTTGATCAATCAAGAGCAAATATTGATAACGCAATTAGACAAGGCCCTCAAGCATTTGCAGCGTTGCTTAATCAATCAAAATTAGGTGTTGAAAAGTTTGCTGAATTAAATAAACCACAAGTTTTTCAAGAAAATCTTGGTGGAGTTAATCGCGTGTCTACAATACCTGGTATGGGCGGGACGCCAACAATTGTAAGTAATACTAAGAAAGAAGCAACGCCTGGCGAATTATTAACAGATGCAAGGGCTAGAGAACGATTAAAGATAGATCAAGATAAAGCAACACGCGATCTAACAATGGGTACTATACCTGCGGGGTATCGTTTAAATAAAGTCACTAACGAATTAGAAGCAATTCCAGGTGGCCCAACAACAACCCCGTTAGCACCAAAAGAATTACAAGCGCGTGAAGCTAAGTTCCCGCAAGCAACACAAGCACTTAAAACTTTTGATTCTACATCCGATAACTTAATTAAAGACTTAGAACGTCTTAAAAATCATCCTGGTTTGTCAAATATTACAGGTGTAATTGCAGGGCGTACACCATCTTTAACTGTTCAAGGCCGTGAAGCGCAAGCGTTATACGACAAAATTATTGCGCGTGGCGGGTTTCAAGAACTTCAATCTTTACGTCAATCTTCACCAACTGGCGGTGCTTTGGGTAACGTATCTAATCAAGAAGGTCAAAGTTTACGTCAAGCGTTTGGTGCTTTAGATCGTACACAAGATGCAAGCAGTATACGTAATGAAATTGATCGTTTAGTAGAAAATATTGGCGGAGCTAAGACAAGAGTTCGTGAAGCATTTGATATGACGTATGATTATAAAAATACTGCGCCAAAATCCAATGCTGCGCCACCCGCAGCGCCAAATCAAACTAAATCTGGCGCAACGGTAAGTAACTGGTAAAGGATAAAATATGCCCCGCGATATTACCGTTACGTTTGAGGATGGCACTAATCATGTTTATAAAGGTGCGCCTGACAATATTACGCCTGACGCAGTACAAGCACGAGCAACAAAAGAATTTGGTAAATCTGTATTAAGTTTAGACGGCGGCGTTAAGCCAACAACAACTGAAACACGTCAAAATGTTGGCGCTGAACCTAACCGAGGATTGTTTGACCAATCAATTCGTAATGTACTTGAGCGTACAGGTGAATTAGCGTCGTTAGGTGCAGGTGCTTATAAAGGTTTTGGTGATATTGTAATTGGTGGGCAAAGATTACTTGGTCAAGGTTTGACAGCGTTAGGCGCTAAAGACACAGGGCAAGCCTTAACGGAAGATGCCATACGTCGCCAAGAATTGCAAAAACAATTTATTAAGCCGTATAAAGAATTTGCGCCTAACGTAACAGGTGCGGGCGAATTTGGCGGTGAAGTTGTAGCTACGTTACCTGCGGGGGGTTTAATTGCTAAACCTGTGCAAATGTTAGGGAAAGTTGCGCCTCAAGTAGCAAGTATAACTACGCCATTAGCAAAATCACTTAGCTCAGGTGGCTTTACAACAGGGTTAACTCCAACAAATTTAGCTGGTAGAACTACTAATGCTTTAGCAAAAATAGCTGGAGGTGCTACTGTTGGTGGAATATCATCAGCTTTAGTTAACCCTGAAGAATTTGACACAGGCGTTAGTATTGGCGCTGTTGCACCTTTTGTTGTACCGCCTGCAGTTAAATTTTTAGCCATAGGCGCGGGTAAATTTGTTGACGCGGCTACAGGCAAACTAGCTAATGTTGAAGCGGGTAAGATTGCTCGTCAAGCAGCTGGTGATCAAATTAATCAGATTCGTGCAGCCAACGGTGCAGCGCCATTAGATATTAACGCAGCGCAAGCAGCGTACGGTATTGACAATGACGTCTACCAAGCGTTTTTAGGGTTTGTGTCTGGCAAAGATAAATCAAGTTATTATCGTGTTCTTAAAGATAAACAAAAAACAGAACAATTAAATCAATTAGCGCGTCTAGCTGGTGGGCCATCCTTAACTGAAAATTTAACTTCAGTAGGCGAATTTAAAAATGCGTTAAACAGATTAATGACGCCGATTCGTGAAACTGACTTAACAGCAGCTAACCTTGCAGGTACGCTAGGCCCCAAATTACAAAGCGAAGCAAACGTATTAGGACAGGCGGCAACTAATAAAGTTGAGGATGTACGCCGTTTTGTTGCGGCGGGTGATCGAGCTGCTAATCTTGCAACACAAAATGTAGTTGAAAGAGGCTTACCAACTAGCACCGCACGCTATACCTATATAGGCGAACTAGCAGATAAAGCCGATGAAGTAGCATCAAAAGCAGCTGAAGGATCATTACTCTTTGGTGAAGCTGCACGATTTAAACAAGCAGCTGCCGACAGTTTGGCTGCGTATGGATTAAAACCTTTAACAGCTAATTCTATTTTAGGTCGTATAAACGGTATTTTGCGTAACCCTGAGTTTGCAGGTAATGATGTTATTGAGGGCGCTGTTAAAGGATTTGGTGAAGATGTTGTTAAATGGACAAACAATAATGGGGTAGTAGATGCGTTTGCGTTAGATAGTTTACGCAAAAATTCTGTTAACGCTGCTATTGAAAAATTACGCCCAGGACTAGATCAAACGGCTAAAAAGAACTTAGCTGCAAAAGTAATGGCTGACCTTAAAACCCCAATCATTAACGCCATAGAAGAAGCTGGCGGTACAGGTTATGGGCAATACTTGCGTGATTACGCCGCTAACGCTCAATTAATTGACCGACGTAAATTAGCGGGTAAAGCGTTGTCTATGTTTGAATCGTCGCCTGACGAATTTATTAGACTAGTTAAGGGCAACAATCCTGACGCAGTAGAAAAAGTCTTTGGCCCAGGCAGTTTTAATATCTTTAAAGAAATGGGCGCTGATATTAAGCCTATGCAACAGATTGCTGACGAATTAACGCGCGATATTAAGATAGCCGAACAAGCTAAAGCAGGCGCTAAAGCATTAGGGTTTGAAGATGAAAGCCTTGCTAAAAAGATACCAGGCTTTGTAG